GCCCTGACCGACATCGCTGCCGCTGAGCAGCGCGACATGAACGACGAAGAAGTCGCAGCCTTCGAAGCCCTCAAGGCCAAGATCGAAGCAACTTCAGCCGCCATTGACCGTGAAGCTGCCCTGATTGCCGAAGAGGCGCAGATGAGCCATCCCTCTCAACTGACCACGGCCTCCGTGATCACGGTGGTGGACAACGCCGCCGCTGATCCCAAGCACGGCTTCAAGAGCGTGGGCGACTTCCTCAAGACCGTGCGCCAGGCGCAAAACGCAGGCAGCACCATCGATGAGCGCCTCCTGATCGGCTCGGGCCGAAACGCCGTGGCTCCTGCCACCTTCGGTAGCGAAGGCTCCGCCCAGGACGGCGGCTTTCTGGTTCCGCCTCAGTTCGCCCAGGAAATCTTTCAGTTGTCTTTGGGCGAAGACTCCCTGCTGCCCATGACCGACAACGTGGAGATCACGGGCAACACCATGGCCTTCCCCAAGGATGAGACCACGCCCTGGGGTACCAACGGCATCCGTGCCTACTGGCAAGGTGAAGCGGCTTCTGCCATCGGTACCAAGCCGGTGCTGGGCCTGTCGACGCTACGTCTCAAAAAGCTCATGGCCCTGGTGCCGGTGACCGACGAGTTGCTGGACGACACAAATGCCTTGTCGACCTACCTCCCCGACAAGATCGCCACCTCAATTCGCTGGAAGACCAACGAGTCGATCCTGTTTGGCTCGGGCACTGGCCTGCCGGTGGGCTGTATGAGCAACGCCACCACGGTGACTGTGGCCAAAGAATCGGGTCAGGCCACGCAGACGCTCCTGGCCCAGAACCTGGCCAAGATGATCTCGCGCTTGCCCCCGGGCTCGTTTGGCAAATCGGTCTGGATCGTCAACAACGACGTGCTCCCGGCGCTTTTCACGCTGACCCTGGGCAATTACCCGATCTACTTGCCCACCGGCATGAACCCGGGTGGCATTCAGGTCTCGCCCTACGGCACGCTGCTCGGTCGCCCAGTGATCGTCTCCCAGCACGCCAACACCTTCTCCTCTGCAGGCGATGTGCTTCTGGCGGACCTGTCGTACTACCAGACCATCACCAAGGCGGGTGGCATGCAGACGGCCACTTCCATGCATCTGTACTTCGATGCGGACCTCACGGCTTTTCGCACCACGTTCCGCATGGATGGTCAATCCAAGATCGCTGCGCCGATCACCCCCGCCAAGGGCAGCACGACCATGTCGCCCTTTGTCCAACTGGGCGCACGCTGATCAGGCGCCTGACCATCAAGGAGAAATCACATGTTTCCCAATGCAAAAGGCAGCGAGCTGTTCTCGGTTCTGGCCACCCTCGACCCGGCCAGCCAGGCCGTCGGTACTACCTCTACCGGCTGGATCTCGGCCGGTAACCACCACAACCTGCTGGCGCTCATCCAAAGCGGCGCTTTGGGCACCAACGCCACGCTGGACGCCAAGCTCCAGCAGGCCCAGGATGCCTCGGGCACTGGTGCCAAGGACCTGACGGGCAAGGCTATCTCGCAGCTCACCCAGGCTGCCAATGGCTCGGCCAAGCAAGCGCTGATCAATCTGCGCCCGGATGACCTGGATGTGACCAACGGCTATGCCTTCGTGCGCCTGTCGGTGACCGTGGGCGTGGCCGCCAGTCTGACGGCAGCCCAGGTGCTTGGCGTCAATCCCCGGTTTGCGCCGGGCGACGCCAATAACCAGGCCGCTGTGGTCCAGGTGGTCTAAGAAACCGGGGAGAGCAATGCATGCCTATGCAGTTGATCACCCCGCCTGCAGGAGAGCCGGTTTCGCTTGCCGAAGCCAAGCTCCACCTGCGGGTGGATTTCGATGACGACGACAGCCTGATCCAGGTCCTGATCTCGGCCGCTCGACAGGCGGCCGAAACGTTGACCAATCGGCAACTTGTCACGGCGCGCTGGCGGATGGTGCTCGACAGCTTTCCTGGACCGAGCCTCATGGGCATGCCCGCAGGGCAGGTGTTCACGTTGCCCGGGCACGCTGTGTTGCTGCCCAAATCGCCCGTGCAGTCGGTGGTGGAAATCCGCTATCTGGACATGTCGGGTGTCTGGCAGGTCATGCCAGCCACGAACTACACCGTTGACAGCGCCTGCGAGCCTGCCCGCATCACTCCCGTGTTCGGGCAGATCTGGCCGATTGCCTTGCCTCAGATCGGGGCCGTGAGTGTGATCTTTGATGCAGGGTACGGCAATGCTTCGGCAGTGCCAGAAGGCATCAAGACCTGGATCAAGCTGCGCCTGGGCTCTCTGTACGTTCACCGCGAGGAGGTGGCATCGATGACGCGAGGGCGCATTGACCCCTTGCCCTTCATCGATGGACTGCTCGATCCCTACAAGGTACCTTTGATATGAGGCCTCTATGAACCCGATCGGAGCCGGAACGCTGGGCCGCCGCATCAAGATCCAGCGCCCCAGTACCGTCAAAGACAGCCTGGGTGCCCCCAGCCGGACATGGATCGATGTGGCTACCGTGTGGGCAGACATCCAGCCTTTGTCTGGACGGGAGGCTGTGATCGCCAGTCGGATGTCGGCCGAACTCACGCACCAGATCACGGTGCGCTACCAGAGCATTTTTGACAACCCTCAGCTGGTCGCCCAGTACAGGGGGCTCTACCGGTCGCGGATTTTCAACATCCATTCGGCCCTGAACGAGGACGAAAAACGCGTCCTGGTCATCCTGCTGGTCAGCGAAGGTCTGGACGATGGCTAAGCATGAACGCTTCAAGGTCGAGGGCTTGGCTGAATTGGCCAAAGCCCTGCGCGAGTTGCCTGACCGGGTGGCCAAGAACGGCCTGCGCGTCTCTGTCTATGCCGGAGCCAAGGTCATCCGCGATGAAGCCCGCATGCGTGCGCCCAAAGCGGCTGAAGTCCTGGGACCCAATCAGCCGCCACCAGGCACGCTCAAGCGCTCGGTCATCATGAAACAGATCCCCGAGCTCTCCAGCCTCACGCGCCAGACCTTCTTTGTGACGGTGCGCCACGGCAAGAAGTACCGCAAGCAAGGCAAGAAGGGGAACCTCTCGCAGGATGCCTGGTACTGGCGTTTCGTGGAGTTTGGCACCCGAAAAATGCGCGCGCGGCCATTCCTGAGGCCTGCCCTGGAAGCCAAGCGGCGTGAAGCGGTGCAGGCCATGAAGGACCGGTTGAGTGAGCGCATCGAGCTGGAAGCCAAGAACCTTTACAGAGGTCAGCAAAGGAAGTAGCCGTGCAGGATTTCTTTGACGCCATCAAGGATCTGGCCGGGGGGGAGGTCTACGCGCTTGTCGCTGCAGAAAACACCCAGTACCCGGCCATCGTCTACACGCCCATCGTGCAGGAGCACATCTTTGGCATCGATGGACCGCACGGCCTGCAGCGCGTGCGCGTGCAGGTCGACACCTACGCCAGAACGTACCAGGAGGCCTTGCACCTGCAAGACCAGGTCCTGACTGCGCTGCTGGCGGACAAGAGCACCGTCGCCGATGTGCGTATGGGGCTCAGTGAATTTGAAGATCAGGCCCGGCTGTACCGGGTGAGCGTGGACTACACCTACCACCGGCCGGTGGGTTCACCGTGAAACAAGGAGCATCTGCATGAGCAGCACCGCAATCACCGCGCAGGGCATTGCCATTGCACGGTTTGGGACCACCGCCTTTGAAACCATCCCCAACGTGGTCTCGTTTCAAGGCCCTGGCGGGCAAGCCGCCGTGATCGACGTGACCAATCTGGCGTCCACCGCCAAGGAAAAGCGCGTGGGTCTGCGCGACGAGGGGCAGTTGTCCCTGACCCTGCACTACAACCCCGACGATCTGGTGCATCAGGGCCTGAGAACCGACCGGGCCAACCGGGTTCGTCGCCAGTTCAAGATCACTTTTACCGACACCAACCCTGCCACCTGGACCTTCTACGGCTATGTCACGCACTTCAGCGTGCAAGGCGGTGTGGATGCGGTCGTGCAGGCCTCCGTGACCATCGAGATCGATGGCGACATCACCGAAGCTTAAAGAGAGACACACCCATGTTGACCCGTGAACAAATCCTGCAGAGCGATGATCTGCCACGTGAAACCGTCCAAGTCCCGGAGTGGGGCGGGGAGGTGCAGGTGCGCACCATGACCGGTACCGACCGTGATGCCTTTGAGGCCAGCTTGATTGGCAAGGAAGGCCGTCTTGAGAACGTGCGTGCCCGCCTGGTCTCGCTCACCTTGTGCGACGAGACGGGGAGCCGTCTTTTCAGCGATGGCGACATCACGGCGCTCGGTGGCAAGAGCGCTAAGGCACTCGACCGTGTGTTTGCCGTGTCCCAGCGTCTGAACGGCATTGGCGCTGATCAGGTGGACGCCGCAAAAAACGCCTGATCGCCCATCCTTCGCGGCGCTTTGTGTTCCGGCTGGCGCTGGCTTTGGGCCTGCCGGTGCGCGAGATGCTCGCATCGATGGGGTCGGATGAGCTGACCGAGTGGATGGCGTACTACCAGCTCGAGCCCTTTGGGGACTACCGGGCCGATTACAGGTCCGGTGTGGTGGCCTCCACCTTTGCCAATGCCCACCGGGCCAAGGATGCGGGGCCGTTTCGGCCAGAGGACTTCATGCCTTTTCTGGATAAGCCGCAACCCACCCAACTTCAAGACGAAACACAGCTCAATGTGGCCCGGTTCAAGGCCATGTTCGCGCATAAGGTCCACACAGGGCCCACATAAGGCAATCACAGCATGGCTGATATCGGCTCCCTCGTGGTCAAACTCGCAGCGGAAACGGCCGATTTCCGGGAGGATTTGGGCAAGAGTGCGCTGCTTTTGGAACGTCACGCCGAATCCATGCGTGGTTCCTTGGAGAAGGTGGCCGAAGTCGCTAAAACCACCTTTGCCATCGCCATCGGCGTGGAGTCGGTGGGGGCGCTCAAGGAGTTGGTGGCCCACACGCTGGAAACCGTGGCCGCCCTGCAGGATCTGGCCGAGCAGACCGGGGCGAGCGCCTCAGCTCTGTCCGGCTTTGCACCGGTGGCCACCATTTCTGGTGTGGCGATGGAGCAGATTGGCGTAGGCCTGACCAAGCTCTCCAGGGGGCTGGCCGGGGTGGACGATGAGACCAAAGGGGCTTCTCAGGCCCTGCAGTTTCTGGGCGTCAAGGCCAAGGATGCGGGTGGCAACCTGCGCGATCCGGCTGAGGTCATGAACGACATTGCCCTGAAACTGTCCAATTTTGAGGACGGGGCAGGCAAGACGGCCATTGCGCTTGAACTGTTTGGTAAGTCTGGCGCGGGGTTGTTGCCCTTCCTCAAGGACCTGGCCGCCAACCAGGACCTGAACATCCGGCTCACTGAAGCAGAGATCGAATCAGCCGAGAAGGCATCGAAGGCATTGGGCCGCATGCGGGCCGAACACAACTTCGTCGCCCAGACCATCGTCACGGCGGCGCTGCCTGCACTCGAAGAATTGGTCGGCGAGCTCAAAGCCGTGATGCTGGGCACGCACAACACGGCTGAGGCCATGGTCAAGCTGCGCGACGATGGCACGCTCAAGACCTGGGCGCAGGACACGGCCTATGGCATTGCCATCGTGATCGATGCGCTGCGAGGTGTGATCCAGATGGCCAAGGCCGTCATGGGCAGCTTCGAGGCGGTCTGGGCTGACATCGAATTGCTCGGCACTTTCCTCGCCGGTGGCAAGGGACTGAACCCGTTTTCCGAGGAGAACCAGGCCACCATCAAGACCGCATTGGAAAAACGCAACGCGATCGTTGAGAAGGCCAATCAGACCTACGTTGACCTCTGGAAGATGCCACTCCTGGCCGATGCGGTCAAAGAGCGCTTTGACGCCATCAACCGGGGCGAGACCGAAGCGGCCGGTGAGGCCGCCAAACCCAAGCTCAACTACAACTCGGCCACTGGTTCGCTCACCGCAGCGGTCATGGCCAAGATCGAAAGCGACATCAAGCAGCTGCAGGGGCTGACCGATGTGGAAACGGGTCTTCTGAAGGACCGACAAAAGATCATCGACCTCTACGAGGGGCAGGGTTACATCAGCTACAAGGAGGCCAGTGAGGCCCGGCTGAATGCCCAGCAGGAATTCACGGACCGCCTGGGCGAGTTGTATGCCCAGGAAGAGTCCATCTTGAAGCGTGGCTTGGCCACCGTGGCCAAGACAGCCCAGGATAAATTGAAGCTCCAGGACAAACTCTCGGAGATCACCCTTCGCCGTGAAAAGCTCGAGCGTGAAGCTCAGCAGTCCAACCTCGAGCGCGAAATCAAGCTGCCGGGTGAAACGCTCAAAGACCTGCAGGAGCAGGTGGCCAGGAGCCAGGGCCAGCTGCGATCGACCGAAGAGCAAATCAAGGTCCTGCGTGAGACCGGATCGATCAGCGAGATTGATGCGCTGAAACGTCTGTCCGCTGCCAGGCGCTCCAGCGCCGATGAGTTGGCGGATTTCGCGGCCAAGGCCAGAGAGCTGGTGGAGGCTACACCTGGCAACGACAAGTTGGCCGAATCGTTTCGGCGCATCGAGGAGGCGGCCCGTCAGGCGGCCGATGGGGCGACCTTGCTGGGTCAACGGGCCCTTGAGTTGTCGGATCCCGGCGCGGGGTTCTCCAAGGCGTTGCGCACCCTGGGTGAAGAAACCGAGCAGGTGGGTAAGCAGATGGAGGCGGTGACCACCAAGGCCTTCAATGGGATGACGGATGCGCTCACCAACTTCGTGATGACGGGCAAGCTCGACTTCAAGTCGCTGGCCACCTCCATCATCTCTGACCTGATCCGCATTCAGATCCAGCGTGCCATCACGCTGCCCTTGGCCAAGGCTCTGGGCAGCATGTTCGGGTTTGCTGATGGCGGGATCATGACCTCATCGGGCCCCTTGCCCTTGCGGGCCTACGCCAGTGGCGGGGTGGCCACAACGCCTCAGTTGGCGGTCTTTGGCGAGGGCTCCATGGCCGAGGCCTATGTGCCGCTGCCTGATGGTCGCTCGATCCCCGTCACCATGAACCAGTCCTCGTCCGGGGGCGGTGATGTATTCAACATCTCGGTCAACGTAGCCGAGGGTGGGGTGACCAGCAGCGCAGGCCAGGGCAAAGACCTGGGGCGGGCGATTTCCAGCGCGGTGCGCCAGGAGCTGCTCAACCAAAAGCGGGCCGGTGGACTGTTGGATCCGCGTCGGCAGTGATGTATTGAAGGATTCGCATGGCGACATTCACATGGATCGCTTCGATCGGGGCATCCCTCACCCTCAAACCCAATGTCCGCAAGGTCTCTTTCGGCGATGGGTACGAGCAGCGCCTGGCCTTTGGCATCAACACCCAGCCTGAGGTCTGGTCGCTCGAATTTCGGGGCAAATCAACGACCGAGGCGGCGGCCATTGACAACTTCCTGCGTGCCCGTGGAGCGGTTCAGTCCTTTGACTGGACCACCCCGAGCGGCATTGCGGGCAAGTTCATTTGCGAAGAGTGGAGCCGCACGGTGGAAGAACCAAATCTGGAAAATATCCGAGCCACGTTCAGGCAGGTGTTTGATCTCTCATGACAGCACAAGCCATCACCTCAGAAATTCAGCAACTTTCCCCGAGTGCAGTCATCGAGCTCTTCGTGATGGACCTGACCCTCTTCAACGAAGGCGTAGTCCGCTTTCATGCGGGCACCAACGAGCTGCGCCGTCAGGTGGTCTGGCAAGGCAACACCTATGAGCCGTTCCCTGTCCAGGCTGAAGGTTTTGAGTTCAACGGCAACGGCCAGGTGCCGCGTCCCAAACTCAAGGTGGCCAATGTCACAGGCAGCATCACTGCGCTGATCCTCTCCTACCAGGACCTGGTGGGGGCTCGGGTCACGCGAAAGCGCACGCTGCTCAAGTACCTTGATGCCGTGAATTTCGGCACTGGAAGCAATCCGACCGCAGACCCGACTGCCGAGTTTGCCGACGATGTGTATTTCATTGATCGAAAGTCACGAGAGACCCGGGATGTGGTCGAGTTTGAGTTGGCAGCCTCTTTCGATCTCGAAGGAGTGTCCTTGCCCAGACGGCAGATTGTTCAGAACGTCTGCCCCTGGAGCTACCGGGGCTCGGAGTGCGGCTACACCGGGACAGCCTATTTCAACGCCAACGACGAGACCGTAACTGGCCGAACGCAGGATGTCTGCGGCAAACGACTGGTGTCCTGTCAGAAGCGCTTTGGCTCGAATGCCGAGTTGCCATTTGGCGGGTTTCCAGCGGCGGGGTTGATCCGATGATGGACTCCATCAACCAATCGCTGGCGCTTGCCCATGCTGCCCGGGAGTTTCCCCGTGAAGCCTGTGGCCTGCTTGTCATTCACAAGGGCCGGGAGACCTATGTCCCATGCCGCAATATCGGCGTGGGTACCGACCAGTTTGTGATCCACCCCGAGGACTATGTCCGGGCCGATCGGCTTGGAGAGATCGTGGGGGTGTTTCATACACACCCGAACCTGCCCGCCGAGCCCAGTCAGGCCGACAAAGTGGCCTGCGAAGCTTGCGGCTTGCCCTGGTTCATTCTGTCTTTCCCCTCTGGACAGTGGCATGAGACACAGCCATCTGGCTACATCGCTCCCTTGGTTGGTCGGGCATGGGCTCACGGGGTGCTTGATTGCTACTCGGTGATCCGGGACTGGTATCGGGCAGAGCGAGGCATTGACCTGCCGAACTTTGACCGCTTTGACGAATGGTGGAAGCGCGGCCAAAGCCTGTACCTCGACAACTTCGGCTCGGCAGGTTTTGAGGCGCTGGGAGCCGTTCAATCCCAGGACATGGAAGTTGGCGATGTGCTCCTGATGCAGGTGGCATCACCTGTTCCCAACCATGCCGCCATCTACCTGGGCGATGGCCTGATCCTGCATCACCTGCAGGGCAGGCTCTCCAGCCGGGACGTGTATGGCGGCTACTGGCAAAAGATCACTACGCACATCTTGAGACATCGCACAGAAATAACCCAACCTCCATGACCACCATCATCCTTCTCGGCGAGCTGGGCAAGCGCTTCGGGCGCAGGCACAAGATGGCTGTGGCCACTGCTGCGGAAGCGATCCGTGCCCTGTGCGCAAACTTTCCCACCTTTGAGCGAGAGCTCGTGGCTTCAGGTGAGCGAGGTGTGGGCTATCGGGTGCTGGCCGGGCGGGATGCCTTGAATCTTGATCGGCTGCATGAGCCCACAGGGCAGCAGCACATCACGATCGCACCCGTGATCTCGGGTGCAGGGGGCAATGGCCTGGGCCAGATCCTGTTGGGCGCGGCGCTGATCGCTGTGTCCTGGTGGAACCCGATGGGCTGGGCTGCAGCGGGATCATTTCTCTCGCAGGCCACGCTCTATTCGGTGGGTACTTCCATGATTTTGGGAGGCGTGGCCCAGATGATCGCTCCGACGGCCAAGTCCTCTGATCCTTCCGAGCGACCAGAAAACCAGCCGAGCTATGTTTTCAACGGCGCTGTGAACACCACGGCCCAAGGGCATCCCGTGCCTATGGGTTACGGGCGGCTGATTGTGGGGTCGGCCGTGATCAGCGCCGGCATTGATGTGGATGAAATCGCTGTATGAGCACCGCTGATTCTCAATTCATTGTTGGAGCGGGCGGTGGTGGCAAGGGCGGGGGCGGCAGTGCTCGCGTGGCCCAGGAAGCGCTCGACAGCCTGCGCTCCAAGGCTTATGCCCGGGTGGTTGACCTCGTTTGCGAGGGCGAAATTGAGGGCTTGGTTGGTGGTTTGAAGTCGGTCTATCTGGATGACACACCCATCCAGAATTCAGACGGCTCGTACAACTTCACCGGTGTGACGCTGGAGGCACGGACCGGAACCCAGCAGCAAAACTACATCCCTGGCTTTTCCTCTGTGGAAAACGAGGTCTCGGTCGGGGTGGAGTGCAAGTATGGTCAGCCCGTGGTGCGCTCCATCACCGACCCGGATGTGGACGCTGTACGCATCAAGGTCAGCATCCCGACGCTGACGCTGCAGGACACGACCAATGGTGACCTGAACGGTACCTCGGTCACCTATGCAATCGACTTGCAGTCCCGGGGAGCCGGGTATGTGCAGATCCTGCAGGACACGGTTTCAGGCAAGACCTCATCGCGCTACCAGCGTAGTTACTACGTTCCATTGTCCGGGACTGGTCCTTGGGATGTGCGTCTGCGTCGCATCACGGCAGACTCGACGCAGACAAGCCTTCAAAACAAGACCTTCCTCGAGTCCTATACAGAGGTGATCGAGAGCAAGCTGCGGTATCCCAACAGTGCCTTGATGGCACTTCGGGTCGATGCCTCACAGTTCACCTCGATCCCTAGACGCAGCTATGACTTGAAGCTCCTTCGGGTTCGGATTCCTTCGAACTACTTTCCCGAGACCCGCTCCTATGCTGGTGTCTGGGATGGCAGCTTCAAGGTTGCCTGGACGGACAACCCGGCATGGTGCTTCTATGACCTGGTGACCAATACCCGCTACGGTCTTGGCAACTACATCCCAGAGTCGCAGGTCGACAAGTGGGCGCTGTACCGGGTGGCCAAGTACTGTGACGAGTTGGTGCCCAATGGGCTGGGTGGCTATGAGCCACGCTTTACCTGCAACCTGTACCTGCAGACCCGGGAGCAAGCCTACAAGGTGGTGCAGGACATGGCCTCAGTGTTTCGTGGCATGGCTTATTGGTCGGGTGGCGCCATCACGGTCACACAGGATGCCCCGCAGGACCCGGTTTACCAGTTCACCGCAGCCAATGTTGTCGATGGCGAGTTCGCTTACCAGGGATCCTCTGCCAAGGCTCGACACACGGTGGCCCTGGTCAGCTGGGTGGATCCGGAGGATTTCTACCGCCAGAAAGTGGAATACGTCGAGGACCTTGCAGGCATCGCCCGTTATGGGGTGGTGCAAGCCGATGTGGTGGCCATGGGGTGCACCTCTCGTGGTCAGGCCAACCGGGTGGGCAAGTGGCTGCTGTACTCCGAGCAGTCCGAGTCGGAGATCATCACTTTCCGCACCGGACTCGAGGGAGCTGTGGTTCGACCCGGCGATGTCATCAAGGTGGCCGATGCCAGCAGAGGTGGCATGCGACTCGGTGGACGCATTGCTGCGGCCACAACCGTCAGCGTCAAGCTCGATCAGGACTTGCCTGCGGGATCCTGGCGGATTTCCGTGGTGCTGCCCACGGGCGTCGTGGAAGAGCGGCAAGTGGGATCGCTGTCTGGTCGAACTGTGGGCGTGACCAGCGCGTTTTCGATGGCACCTCAGGTGGGCGCGATCTGGGTGCTGTCTTCCACGCTGGTGGAGGCGCAGCTCTTTCGGGTGGTGCAAGTCGCTGAAAGCGAACCCGGCATTCACGAAATCACGGCGCTGGCGCACAACCCCAGCAAGTACGCAGCCATCGAGCAGGGCCTGGCCTTGCAGCCACGTGCCATCACGGTGCTCTCGACCACGCCAGCAGCCCCGGCGGGGCTGACCGTGACCGAGAGCCTGTATCGGGTTAAGGATCAGGCACTGGTGCTGATCCAGCTCGGATGGGAGCAGGTCTTTGGAGCATTGGAGTACCAGGTCACCTACCGCGTCAACGGTGGCAATACGGTCACGCTGCCCAAAGTCTCCAGCACCTATCTGGAGATCCGAAACGCTGAGGCCGGTGACTACGTCTTCACGGTTCGAGCTGTGGGGGTGTCGGGCAAGCTGGGCAATTCCGCAAGCCTGAGCCAAAGCATTCTGGGCAAGCTCCAGCCGCCTGACGATGTGCAGGACTTTGTGGTGTTGCGCCGAACGACCGATCTGCTCCTGAGCTGGAGTGCCAATACCGATGCAGACCTCTCGGGGTATGAGGTACGGGTCGGCACAGGGTGGGATTCGGGTGTGATGGTCGGGCAGACAGCGGGCACGCAGCTGGTGCATGACCAAAGCGAGTCGGGTCAGTACAACTATCACATCCGTGCTTTTGACACCTCTGGTAAGTACAGCCAGCACGTCACCACCTTCCAGCTCACCTTGCTCGCGCCGTCCTCGGTGCGGCAATTCGATGTGGTGCAGTCGGCCAACCG